TCGGCCAGATACACAGCCGCTCCCGCGCAAAGCCTGCGTTGCCCATCGAGCGGCGCTCCCGGAGGATCGTCTCCTCCGTCAGCCGCATCCCCAGCGCAGGATTCGACGCCGCCCACAACCGGCGGTCGTCCAGGTCGATGTCGTCGAGATGATCGAGGTCGCCCTCGATACCCCAGTCCCGCCAGCCCAGACTGTCGTCGCCGCCAGCATCCGCCCGACGCTTCAGGTTGAACATGACCTCGCCGGACTCGCCATTCAGCGGCGGCGACGACGTGTAGATGATCTGCGCGTTCGGGCGGGCCGCCATCGCCGGCATCAGCGCGTCCTGCTGCTCCGCCGTGAATGCGAACGACTCGTCGATGATGACCAGGTCACCGGAGAAGCCACGGCCCGAACCCTTGCTGCGGGCCACGAACTTGATGCGGGCCTCAGTGTCGAGACGCTCGAAGCCTTCCTCGCCGTTCGTGTTGACGACCTTGACGAGAACACCGTCGACGTCCCACAGGTTCTCGTTATTCGGGTTGACCTGCTTGCCCAGTCGCCGCAGCAGCGTCCGACACCGCCGGAACGCCTCCATCGACGTCTTGTACTCGTGCGCCGACCACATGATCAGCTGCTCGCCCAGCAGCAGAAACCCGGCCAGAGCCCGGATCTCGAGGATCGAGCCCTTTCCGTTCTGCCGGGCCACGATCTCCCCGTACTCGTAACACGCCCACTTGCCGTCATCGCGGCAGGCCAGCATCAGATTCACCGCATCCGCCTGCCACGGATCCGCGACCAGGCCGGCCTGCTTCGCCAGCTCGCACGCCTCCGGACCCAGCGTGTACTCGTAAGGCGGCGCCAGCTCAACCCTGGGCTTGCTTGCGCCTTTCAGCGATTCGCGCCGAGAGGTCCGAGACACCCGAACCCCCAGACGTCTCTGCCGGAACCGCAGTAGTGCCCTTCTGGCCCTGCCGAATCTCGGCGATAAGACCCCGAAGAGCAGTCGCCTGCTGCCGGGACTCCGCCAATACCCCCGAGATGTCTACGGATTCACCCGAAGACTCGTCGTCATCCCCATTGACCTGCGAAGACACCCGCAGGATTATGGAGTTGAGCACATCGAGCCGGTCGGCGATACGGCAAGCCTCCTCCAATAGCACCGAGTGCGCTGGAGTCAGAGACCAAGACGCCGAAGCCTCCCGCCAGAGCCGGGAACCTCGTTCACCGAGACCAGGCGGGAAATCTGAAGGCATTACCCACCACCCCATGATCATCGGCCCCTGAAAAGAACTACGGGGGGATATTTTTTTCAGGGGTGTGCGGGGTCAAAGCAAGATCAACCTAAAAAAACGATCTTGGAAACCTACACCACGTTTCCGCAGGTCAGAGGCTTGATCACGCTCACAGGGCCCTCGCATCCACTCTCACCCACCTCCGCGGTCGCCTAGCGCCCGGCCTGACGGCCCTCCTGCCGTTGCACCTGCGGTGCGCCAGCCGGCAGTTCGCCCGGGCCAGCGGCGGCCCGCCGTGCGACAGCTGCACGACGTGATCGACGGTGCGGCTCATGGGGTGCGTGCGCGGCAACTCCTGATCAACCCACTTGCCGCAGATCCAACAGTCCGTCTCTTCAGCGAAGACCAAGGCTCTGAGCTTGTTCCATGCTGTGCCTGCACGTCCCTTGCTGTAGGCCATGGCTACCTCCACGCGTCACGTGGTGCGTACCCGTAGGGCTACTGGTAGGGCGTGGTGGGTGTACTGCTGGGCTGTGCTGTAGGGCTAGGGGCAGGGCTGCTGGGTGGCGCTGTGGTGGGTGCCCTGGTGCTGCTCTGTACTGGAGCAGGGCAGTCCCTGGTGCAGCCTGCAGTACCCAGCACCAGCCATACCGTGAGCACGGCCACTGTGACTGCACTCCGCATGGCCACCTCCAGCGTGCGCGCTATGCCCAAGTGCAGCTCACTGCTGCACGGTGCCGCCGAGCAGCTTGGCCACCGTCGGCGCCAGGCGCTTACTGTCCGCCCTGGCTGCTGCGCTGGTGGTAGGGAGGCTGACTGCCCACGTATCACCGGTGACGGCGATACCGCCCATGCCCTGCGAGATACCCGTCCAGGCGTCCAGCGCCTTGGCGTTGGGGAACAGGTTGATCCCGCTATCCCCCACCGCAGGCTGGCCCGCCTTATCGGAGACGGTGAAATCGTAGGTGGTACCGCCCACCTCGCTGATGTACGTGTCGTCGCTGCTCTTGTGCAGCATGGACACGGTGAGGCCGTGGGCCTCGAGCGTGTCGGCGATCTGCTGGGCACTGCCGTAATGGTGCACGGCAGGCTTGCTGTCGCTGCATGCGGTTGCTGCGGCCGTGATGAGCAGGGCTGCGCAGATGGCTCTTCGAAGGTGCATGGATCCCCCAGGGCTGGTGTGCCGAGGGGCATCATCCGCCGGTAGACGGGTTGCGGTCTAGGGCTGGGTCGGTGCCGTAGTCGCCGGCGGCAAGGCGTTCAGGCTGGCGGCAGAGCTACCTCTGCAGTGCGTGCACTGTGGTGGGCAGCAGCCAGAACGCAAGCCCCGCGTAGGCGATGCGGTCGCGCGGGGCGGTGGCGGGAAGCAGGGCGGCCAGTGCGAGGAGCACGAAGCCGACCGTGTAGCAGAACACTTCCAGCATGGACACCTCCGGAGTGAAGCCCCGCCGCCCGACGGGGGTGTTGGGCGGCGGGGCGTCGGGACGGCATGAGCGGCCAGCCCCGGCTTGGGGTTTGCGTCCGCCCGGACTCCCACTAGGACCGGGCGGACAAGGGGCCGAGCGCGTGGCGCTACGAGGCCCGAGCCTGCGCGACCACCCGCGCAGGGGCATTCAGGCGGCGTCGTGGAACTGGGTGCGGTGTGCCCGTTCTCGCGTGGACGCTTCCACCTTGAGGACGTCGAGGGCCCGGAAGCGGGGCCAGCCCCGGCCGGGATTCACGGGGGTGAGTTTCCCTCTCCGCTTCCACTGGTAGATCACGTCGCGTCCAACGCCTGCCGCTTCAGCGGCCTCTGCGACGGTCCACGTTTTGCGGGTGAGGTCTCCGTCCAGGTCGACCATGGGCGGGCACCTCCTCGGGTACGCGAAAGACCCCGCGCCGTGTGGCTGCGGGGTCTTCGTGGGCATGGTGATCCGTTCAGAAATCTGACACAGATTTGAACTACGGTCAAGCGGCCCGGTCGACGATGATCGCTCCGGCCATCTCGCGGGCGTGCTGGTCGTACTCGTCGCGGCTCAGCAGCACTTCGCATTGCGGGTTGCGGCAGGAGATGTAGGACTCGCCGTTGCTGTGCGACAGGCTCTTGAGGTGGCAGTGCGGGCACGGGGCGGTCTTCTGGACGCGCGGGTTGTCGCGGCGGGTGAAGAAGAGTGCGGACCGATGCCATCCGGCAACTTGGCCACCGGGGTTGGCGTTGTCGCGGTCGTGGGGTTCGACGGCTGCGGGGTGGTGTTGCATGGCCCAGTCCCAGTGGGCGAGGAGGATGCCAACGGTGTTGCCGATGAGTCGTCCTTCGGTGACGGCTTCCGGCCGTTCCTGGTCGTCCTTCCAGATGCCGCGCTGGACGAGGATGTCGGCGTGCAGTTCGGTCATCTCGCCGACGATGCGGTCGAGGAGGAGCCGGGATGCCTGCCCCGGCCAGACGGGTGCGCCGACGCGGCCGATGGTCCCGGTGATTTTCGCCGGGGTGCCATAGAGGGCTTCGAGGTGTATGGCGGTGAGGAGTTCGGGCAGTTCGGCGAGCTGGTGTCGTCCGCGGTCGACGCAGCCGCCGCATTGGACGGGCTGTCCCCAGGCGGGGGTGAGGTGGTGCTCGGTGCCGGTGTCGACGAGGGCTGCTTCGGCTCGGCGCCAGGCACTGTTGCAGGGGCCGGGGCAGGGCTTGGCGGGGTGGTCGTGCATGGTGCGGCTCCTCGGCGGTGGTACGGGAAGCGTGGGCACTACTGAGCCAATTGTGCACGAGAGGGTTGACACGGCGGGGAGATGGCATAGCGAAGGCCCGCCCCAGACTGAGGCGGGCCCTATGCGGTGCGGTTCATCGGCGGGCCGCGGTGGTGGCCCAGCGCTGCCAGGCGGCGAGTCCGGCGACGGCGGCCTGCTCGCGGGTGGTTTCGGGTCGGCTGCCGACGGCGGGTCCGATGCCGGGGCCGAGGTCGGCGATCCACCACTGCCAGCCGTTCCGCCCGCTGCGGGAGACCCCGCCGTAGGAGGGGGCGATGGTGACGAGGACGTTCCCGCCGGATACGACGTGCCAGTGGCGGGTGTCTCGCCAGTCGGGCGCTTTGACGAGCTGCGCGCCGCCGATGATGGCGGCGGCGCGCTTCGCGGACATGGGTCGGCGGGCGCTCACGCCCTGCCTCCAGCCTGCAGCGCCTCGAGGTGTCGCCGCAGGTTCTGGCTGGCCAGCGACAGGTCAGGCCAGGGGATCTCTTCCAGGTCGCGGTGGACGTCTCGCACGTCGCGGGCGGTGAGTTCGATGGTGACGATGCCGTCGTCGGCAACTTTGCTGACCTGCATGGGGATTCCTCAGCAGTAGTAGTGGTCGGACGGGTCGCCGTATTCGCCGCCCCGGTCGCGGTCGACCCAGTAGTCGGGGAGGGCGAGGCTGGCGTCGTCGTCGATGCCGATCACCGTCGCGGAGGTGAGGGGAGCGGCGAGGTCGCTCACGAACTCGTCGACCAGACCCACAGCCTCTTCCTCGGTGGCGGCGATCTGGCTGTAGACGATCGCGTGATGAGGGGCGCCGCGGTCGAAGGGCGTCTCGTCGAGGACGAAGCCCTCGATGAGGGTGCGGCCGTCTGTGAGGCGACGGGTGATGACGAATCCGCCGGCGGCCTGGGTGAATGGGGCGGGCATGGCGATCTCCTAGGCGGCGGGCGCGAGGCGCGGGGCCACGATGCGGTAGGCAGGCTTGCGGTGGTTCGGTGGTGAAGCCCGGCCCCGAAAGGCCGGGCGGGGTGGGTCGGCTGTCAGGCACCGGAGACGAGGCGCACCCGACGCTGGAACAGGCGCAGCGCGTCGCCTCGGTTGCGGGTGGTCAGCGCGACGTGCGAGCCCTGACGGACCCGGTACCACGTGCCGGGCGTACCCATGAGCCCGTGGTCGTCGGAGGCGACCTCCAGCGTGATCCCGGAGCGAAGCGTCTCGGTGATCCAGTTCATGTCGTCTCCCCTGCTGGTCTGCCTGGCGCGAGACTCCCCACGACTTCCTTACGAACCTTACAGTTCAACCCGAGAGGTTCGCAAGGTTCTATCAGACCTTACAGATAGGGATCTTCGTAAGGTCTCCGCCTGGCGTTCCTTACAGACCGCCAGCGTCTTACACTCCTCACATGAAGAAGCCGCAGAGCGTCCCGGTCGAGCAGGCACGTAAGGAGTTCGCCGACCTCCTGGACGGCAGTCAGCACAAGGGGGAGTTCGCCGAGATCACCCGCAGAGGGAAGCGCTCAGGCATCCTCGTGCCCCCAGACTGGTACGACGCCGCCGTTGCTGCCATCGGCGAGAACAAGGAGCTGAAACGCCAGCTGGCCGAGGTGCAGGCCGAGGAGTCCGCGTGACCGACGGCCTGCCCGAGTGGCTGCGCGACCAACTCGACAAGGACGCAACCGAGATCGCAGACGACTACTCGGAAACGGGCTGGCATGCGCGCGGCTGCGAGTCGCTGCCCGACGTCCTGCACCCCGGCCGTGATACCGGCGCATGCGACTGCGGGGTCCCGGCCCGGGTGCTGCGGGAGATCGAAGCGAAGCGCGCTCTCGTTGACGAGTACACGCAGGCCGAAGAGTCACTGGACCGCTGGACATGCCCTGACATGAGCGACGTAGGCCGAGCAGAAGGTCTGGGCGCGGCCATCGCCTTGCTCGCCGTGCCCTACGCGGACAGGTCGGGCTACCGCGAGGAGTGGCGCCCGTAGCCCGCTTCCCGCATTCCGCCCCGTCTCCCCCACCACCCCGGGCACACTGCGGGTATGAGCGACGTCGTCTACATGGTGCGCGCGAAGAGCGAGGCCTCCTGCCAGCGGGAACTGGACCTGATCTGCGAGCGCATGGGGGCCGTGCCGGTGACGAGCCCGACGGACGCAGCCGGCCGCGACTGGGTCGCCCGCGCCGTCCCCGCCCGCACAACGAAGGCCCCGACCGCGGAACCCACTGCATGACGAAGGCCCCGCCCGGAATCCGGAGCGGGGCCGCTGCACGCCTGGCCTACGACGCCTCATCCCCCCTGGGCTGCGACGTCGGTGATCTCCACGGAGATCTTCGTGCTCGCCGAGGCCGTACTGATCAGAGACGGCGTGTAGTTCAGGCTTGTCTGGTCCGTCAGCTCGGCTGTCTCGATGACCGGACCGGACGCGTCGCCGTGGATCTCGTAGGTGATCTCGTACACCGCGTCCGGGTCGATGCTCTCGCTGTCGACCGCAAGGGTCAGATCCGGCTCGACCGTGACGTTGCAGCCCGCCGACCCGAAGCACTGCCGAGACTTGGTCTTCAGCTCAATCAAGAAGCTGTCGGCGTCAAGGTCGGTGTACGTCGGCCCCGTGCTCTCGGCTGCTTCGGTCACCTCTGTGGCTGGAGCCGAACTCGACTTGGCGGTGGTGGCCGGCTTGCTGTCGTCGCCTTGGGACTGCACGACGACGATTCCGGTGGTGACGATCGCGGCGATGATCGCGGCGGTCGCACAGATGATGATCGCGTTGGTGCGCTGCTTCCCGGCCGGTTTCGGCGCGGGCGCGGGCGGGATGTCGGGCATCGGCGGCAGGTCGTTCGTCATGGTCCCCCCAGGGGTGTGTGGAGTCGGCAGGCTATCGGCGGTTGATGCTGGTGGGCGGCGGGATGGCGGATGTTGCACCGGTTCGGGGTCGGCTCCTCGACTACAGGCTGCGGGCATGTGCGAGTTCGGCAGCACGTTCGAGGTATCGGGCAGGGAGTCGCGGGTCGCGCCGCGCGTCGTTCCAGGACGGCACCGTCTCGGCGTTGGGGAAGTCGCGGCGGATTGCCTCCAGCAGCAGGACGCAGGCATCGTCGGCTTCTCCGCGGCTGCCGGCTTCGCTGCGGATGACGCCGATCAGGCATGCGGCGCCTTGCTCGTCGCGCAGCTGGCCGGCGCACCAGCCGCCGATCTCGAGGCGAAGGCGGGCTCGATGGAGGGTGGCGGCGACTGGGGTGTTGTACGGGCATGGCGCCGCCGTGGGGGTGAGCGGCAGTGGCGCTGTGATCTCGGGCAGGGGCGTGGGGGGAATGTGGGCGGTGTTCACTTCGAAGGCGACGGCGGCTTCGTCGAGGCGGCCGGTCATGAGGGCGCCCACCATGGCGAGCCGCGCGTCCAAGTCGGGTTCGACCGGGGCGGAGGTTCTCTTGCCGATGGTGGGCGCGGTCATCATGCGGCAGCCTTCGCCTTGCCGGTGCCCATGCATTCGGTGCAGACGATGACGATCTGTTCGCCGCCGAATGCGCCGTGGAGCTTGCCGTTGCCTGCGCACTTCCAGCACAGGCCGTTGGCGATGGCCTTGCCGGGGTGCATGGCCTTGTTCTGCTTGATCCACTGTTCGTCGGTCATGCCGGAGTTGGGGACGACTTTCGACACGGCGGGCTCGGCCTGCTTGGCGGGCTGGGCTGTTCCTTCGGTGGCCTGCGCGTACCAGGCGCCGCCGACAGTCTTGCCGCCGTGCTTCTGCCGCTCATGGGTGCGCAGCGCCTTGGTGGCTTCCTTCGCGTCCCGGTAGCGGGGCTTCTCCTTCTTGCCGCAGGGGCACGCCCAGCCGACGAGCCCGGTGTTCTTGTCGGCGCCGAACCGGCTGGCCTTCCAGACCTCGAGGCGCGACACGCGCTCTTTGGTGGGCTTGGCGGGGCAGGGCTTGGAGCCGGTGAAGGAGCCGTCCTTGCCCTTGGTGAAGATCTGTCCGTTGCCCTGGCAGGTGGTGCACCCCTTGTGGGTGGCGCGGAGGATGGCGGCGTCCTTGCGGGAACGGACGGTGTCGCCGCGGGTGTCGAGGTGGGAGACGGCGAACAGGACCATGCGGGCGCCGATCTGGTGGTGCAGCGGGCCTTTGCGCGGGATCTTTACGCGCCGGGCGGGATGGTTGCGTGCGGACGGCTTGCGGCGCTTCGCCGGGGTGGTCCGGCGGGCCGGCTGACGCTTCGCGGGCGGCATGAGAACTCCTCTTCAAGAACTTCGCATATATGGATCAATGGGGTGGCGGCGACCCGGCGGAAGCCCGGCGCAGACCCGGCGGACACCCGGCGACCTGCATCGATGGGTTGAACGTCCGCCGGGTCCGCGCCGGGGCTACGCCGCCCTCATGCCGGGGTCTTGCCGGGTCTGCGCCGGGTCCAGGAGGCCAGCCGCGGCACGCTCGACCTCGCTCCGCTTCCAGCCGCGCAGGTACTTGCCCTCGGGGCAGTCGGTGCGGTCCGCCTTCACGCCGGGTGCGTGCTTGCGCAGCCGGTTGGCAAGTGCTGTCGCGTCCACTCCGTCAACTCCCGCGGCGGCCAGGGCAGGCAGCAGCACCTCGCCTGTCGGCAGGAAGTCGCGGCCCTTGGCGTGGAAGGCGCGGAGCAGGGCGGCGATGAGCGGCGCGTCGTCGTGGGTGACGGCGTCGAGGCGTTCGGCGAGGTTGCCGCGCTGCCCGGCCGTCGTCAGGGTGGCGCCGGCCTTCAGGACGGTGTCGCTGTCCATGCGGTTGGCTCCGGCCTTGATGCGGTCGGGGACGGCGGCGGTGATCTGGTCGCGGGTGTAGCCGTTGAACTGGTAGCGGATGGCTCGGTTAAACGGCCCGCCCATGATCATTGCCTGACCTGCGTCGTTGGCGACCGGGCCGACGGCGGGCTTCATCCGGTCCGCTCGCCAGCCCTGCGCTCCGGCGCCGGGGCCGAAGGCGATTTTGATGTCTTCGAAGCGGCAGGCCATGAGGATGCGGTAGGCGATGATCAGGGCGATGGCGTCACCGAGAGCGTCGGCGGTGGCTTCCTGACCGGCCATGATGAGGTAGATGCCGTACTGGCGGCCGGTGCGGAGGATGGTGATCGCGTCGGCCTTGCCCTTGGGGCTGAGCTGGATGAACTCGTCGATGTTGATGTACAGGTTGGGGTGCTTCTCGGTGGCGTGCCAGCGGTCGCCCATGCCGAGTTTGGGCATGATGTAGCGGCGGGCGGACACGTAGGAGAGGGCCTCCGCCAGCGCCTCCTCGCATTCTTCGGGAGTGCGGGCGCGGCGGGCCATGAGGTCGCCGAACTCGGCGAGCCCGCCCTTGATCGGGTCGAGGTCCCAGACGACGGCGTCTCGGCAGGCGGTGAGCGCTTCGTTGATCGTGCGCAGCGCGCCGAGGGTCTTGCCCGCCCCCATGGCACCGACGATCAGTGCACAGAACCCGTCGAGGGTCAGCTCGAAGAGGCTGCCGTCCATGGCGCGGCCCATGGCGATGACATCGTGCACCGACAGGGAGCGTGGGGCGTGTACGGCGGGGCGGGGCATGTCGGCGAACGGGTTCGACTGGACGAGACGGACGACGATCCGGGACTTGTCCCGGGCGTCGGGCTCGATCATGAATCCGCCATCAGGTAGCCCGAGGTGCGACTCCAACTGGTCGGCCTTCCCCTGCACGCCGCCAGGGGTGGCGCCCTTGAGGACGACTTCCAGCTCCCAGCCCCAGTCGTGGCGGGCGATCATCTTGATGTCCCGGTAGTCGGCGCCCTCGGCGAACAGGGCGCGGCCGAGGCAGTCGGCTGCCTGGCCCCCGCTGGTGACCCATGCGATCGGGTACGGCTCCTCGCCTTCCGGGTTGTCCTGGTCGGCGATCGCCAGCTGGGGCGCAAGGCCGGGAGCGTTGGCCCGGTAGCGGCCGTACAGGGTGACCACAGCCGCGGCAATGGCCACGGTCAGGGCGGGTGGGATCTTCCACGACCAGTCGCCGGCTGTCATGCCGCCGAACTTCACGAGCGCCCACCAGCCGGCCAGGTTCAGCCCGGCCACGGCGCCAGCACCCCAGCCGAGGAACTTCCACCGCCGCTTCCGGACGATGTCGACCTTGTTCCAGTCGCCGGCCTTCGACATGCCGCCGATGACTTCTTGGAGGTCGTGGGCGCGGACGTACCGCCAGCCGAGGAAGCCGACGGCGCGGGTGCCGGTGAAGAACCAGCGGGCGGTGAGCCCGCACGCCCGCCCCGTGGTTGCGGCGACGACCATCGCGGCTGAGCCTGCGGTGCGCAGGACGGGCAGGCGCGGCTCGTAGGGGACGACGATGCCGGGCGCGATGTCCTCGCCGGACAGGTCGTCGGGCACGTGCAGCTCGCCGGGGATCACCTTGGTGAGGTCCCAGTCGGCGGGGAACTCGGGGTTCGTGTCGAGGCTCATGACGGGTCCTTCTGGGCGGCGTTCTTGGCGGTGATGGCGGCCTGCTTGCGGGCGGCGTCCACGAACTTCGGGGTGTCGCCAACGCGGCGCGTCCCGCGCACCGGCGGACCGGTAACCGAACCCCTACGGCCAGTAGGGGGGACTTGTGGATTCACCTGCGCGTCCTGGATCTTCCAGACGGTCTTTTCGGGGGCGTCGGCGCGGGCGTCGAACATGCGTCGCGCAGCCGCATTGCGGAGCTGCTGAGCCTCCGGCGAGTCGCCCGGATCGGTGCCCTTCACGTCCTTGTGGGCGCGCCGCCAGACGGCATCGGTGACGGTCGTCTCGCCCAACGCGGCAGCGAGACTCAGGGCGTGATCCCAGACGTCCGGGAACATCGACTCGCGGTCCCCAGCAAGCTTCGCCGCGGCTTCGGCGGCAATCTTGTCGGCGGTCTCCTTCTCGGCGGCGAGCCGCTTCTCCTCGGCGGCCCTCTGGGCGGCCTCGGCGCGCTCGGTCTTGCGCTGCGCCTTCCGCTCCCGGCGGGTGAGGATCCCGTCCCGTCGCCGGATGCGGCCGTGCTCGTGGAGGTCCCACACGCCGGGGCCGGCGAGCGACGCGAATGCCGTGCCGATCGCCGTCGCCGGGTCGAAGTGGGAGAGGCCGTGCGAGAGGTTCACGGCGGCGGCAACGAATGCCAGCAGCCAGGCGATCAGCCGGTAGTGCCAGTGCGGGCGGTGGTCGTCAACCGCGGCGGCGGCGCCGCGGAGTACGACCCAGGCGCCGCCTTCCAGCATCACGGGGGCGGCGAGCAGCCATCGGGCGGCCGGGTTATAGAACGCGGACATCTGCACGGGCAGCGCAACGATGGCGCAGGCGATCGCGAACCCGAGTGCCGCACGGCGCCACGACTTGGCGGACTTCTCCCGCTTCCCGTCCTGGACGGTGACTGCGATCCGCTCGGCTTCCGCCTGCTTGCGTGCGTCCTCGCGGGCGCGGTCGGCTTCCTCACGCTTCCGGTTCGACTCGGCGATCCGTGCCGCGGAGGCGGCCTCTTCCTCGCGGGCCTTGCGCTCCAGCCGGTCGTTGGTGAGGCGCAGCTTGCGCGACTCTTCCTCGGCCTTGGTGATCGTGACCTTGGCGTCGGCTTCGGCGGCGATTCGCTGCCCCTCGGCATCGGCCCACGCTTTGGCGCGGATCGCTTCGGCCTGCGCCTGCGCTACCAGCTCGGGCGTCTCGGCGGGCTCGGGCTGCGGGTCGGGGGTGCGCTGTTCCTCGACGGGTTCGGGCGTGACCGACTGCCACTCCCCGTAGACGGGCATGGTCGGCCGCTTGTGGCCGTTCAGGGGCGGGCTGGCGGTCATGATGCTCGGTGTCCTTTCGGGGTCAGTGGGAGATCAGGTAGGTGATGACGATCAGCGGAAGCGGCAGGAGGATCCCGGCGGCGTAGACGAGGCGCATTAGGACCGCCTCCGCCTGGTGTGGCGCCACCCGAATCCGCCCGGAAGATCCATGGAGGTGGTGCGTCGTCCGGTCGACGAGATCGTGTGGCGGGGTCCGCCCCGGCCTCCCAACGTCACCGACCAGCTGCGCCGGTTGATGTTGAGGCGGACCCCGGGCAGGATCCGGAAGCTCTTGCGGAACGTGATCGGCATCAGAGCGTCGCCTCACCGCGGCTGAACCGGTTGATCTCCTCGGTTTCGTCGGTCACGCGGACCAAAACGTCCGCGACCTCGTCGGGTGTCAGCAACCCGAGGATCTGGCCGACGGTCGCACGGATCTCGCCCTCGCAGTGGCCGAGAGCGTCGCCGATCCTGACGGCAGACATGGCCCGATCGGCGATCTCGTCAGGGTTCAGGAGGGCCGGGGCGAAGGCGAACTCGCCCGGGACCGTGTCCGGATAGTCGGGCCCGGCGACCGGGCGCGAACGCAGCCAGTACGGGCGGAGCACTCGCCACACCTGCGGCTCGTAGTCGAACGCCAGCGCGTAGCCGGGGGTCGTCTGCAGCTCCTGTTCGGCGGCGATACGGACCGCTTCGGTCGGATCCGCGGCGCGGACCAGGACGGTGTAGACGCCGCACGGGCGAGTCGGCCAGGTCACCGACCAGCGGGGCTTGCGGGGCATAGCGGTTCCTCTCTCATACGGGCGCGCTGGTGCGCGCCTTGTGGAATTCGCGGACAAACTCGTCGGTGAGGCCGGAGCCGACAGCCGCCCCGACCGGGCCGATCCCGGTCACCGAGGCCGCCCACAGCTCCAGCCACGCGGCCCGAGTGGCCACGTAGTTGAGGAGGGGGCGGGCCGCACGCAGCGGGAACACCACGGCGCCGAGGCCGACCATCACCAGCAGGGCGAGGAGCCGCACTGTCCACCGGCCCACGAACCGGGCCGCGCGCGTCGGCCGGCCAGGCTTCGCAGTGATCAGATAGGCGTGCACGGGGGGCTCCTCGCGGGGTTGGACAGCCGGTCAGCGGCTGTAGCGGACCTGAATGCTGTTGGCGTCGACCGTTTCGCCGGACGCGATGTTCTTGCCGAGCTGGTTGGCGGCGTCGTTGCGGGCCCTGTCGTGCCCGTACAGGGGGCTGTCGTTCTGGACGGTTCCGGTGACTTCGCGGGTGGT